CGTACGGAACTGCGGGTTCTTGTTGTGGAAGCGCGCGACCGCCTTCTGCGTCTCCGGGCCGTAGAAGGTGCTGTACGCGCCGTGGATCGGGCCGTAGCCGGCCTTCACGAGGAAGTGCTGGAGGTCGCTGACCTGGGCGTGCTTGGCGCCCGGCTTGACGGCCGCGTTCAGGGGCACGCGCTTCGAGGCCGGCTTGGGGGCGGGCTTGGCCGGAGCAGGCTTGGCCGGGGCCGGGGCGGACGGCTTGCCCTTCTTCGCCTTGACCAGCGCGATCAGCCGCTGGATCGGGAAGTTGCCGGGGTCGCCGTGGTCGTTCTCCGGGATGTGCTGGTGGCCGCAGATCCCCTTGAACGCCTCCCACTCGGCGAAGCTCATACGCTGCCCGCTCTTCGAGCCGTAGCTCGACGGGTAGCTCAGCCACGGCTTCGAGGTGGAGACGAGCGGCACGTCGTAGGTGTCGGTCAGCCAGTCGATCAGGTCGACCAGGCCCGCGAGGTCGGAGTCCTTGGCGCCCGGCCAGTACAGGCCCGGCCCGCCCTTGGCGCAGGTGCCGACGAGCTCGATCTGGATCACGTTGAGGGTGTTGGTCTCAACGCCCCCCGACCGGTTGACCAGGGCCCGAGCGGAGTGGTTGGCGTAGAAGTGCTGGTGCACCTCCCCGCCCTTGACGGTGAAGGTCGGCGCCGAGCCGCCACCCCCGTAAGAGGGGAACGAGCCGCCCTCGGTGGTGTGGATGACGATGACGTTCGGGTGCGGCATGGTGTCGCCGTCGTACGCCTTGCCGAACCACTGGACGGTGGAGTTGCCTCCGGGGTAGATGTGCGCGGTCACGCTGTTGTTCCTCCTTCTTCAGCCCGCAAGGCGCCGAGCGGCGGCCAGCACGGGGCGGATGTCTTCGATGTGGTCGTCGAGGCGCTCGGCGACAGACAGTCGCTCGCGCCGCTCGTGGCCGATCTCGTCACGCAGGGCAGTCAGGTCGCGGTTGTGCCGCTCCTGGCCGTCGATGACCCGGTCGATCCGGAACATCACCGCGTCGAGGTCGTCCCGCAGGTTGGTGCTGTGGGTGTTGGCGACGTGGTCTCGCGCCACTTGCACGTTCTCTCGGACTTCGACCATGGCGTTCGCCTGGCGCCGCATCATTTCGATGAGGACGCCGACGACGGCGACACAGATGGTGCCGCCAGTCGTGACGAGCGCAACTTGCACACTGGGTTCCATGGCCAGAGCGGTCACGAGAGCGTGGCCTCCAGGCGGGCCAGCCGGGCTTCGAGGTCTTCGAGCTGCTGGGCCTGGCGCTGGACGAGGGGGAGCAGGGCCACTCCGAGGAGGTCGTAGCGCAGTCCGTCGACCTCGCCGTCGAGGTAGTTGACGAGCCAGCCGAAGCCGGCCTTCTCGGTCTCCTCTGCGATCAGGCCGACCTCGTCCTTGCGTCCTTCGCGCACCGTGCCCTCGCTGTCGACCCGGTCCTTGCGGTCGTAGATGACGGGGCGGAGCTTGAGGACGTCGTCCGGGTCGATCGCGAAGTCGCGGACGTTCTCCTTGAACTTGATCGAGGAGGTGTTGCGAGCGAAGGTGCCGTCACCCTGCACCCACACCGCGTAGTACGTGCCGGAGCCGGACACCGAGTCGGCGTGGACTCGCTTCGAACCGTTGGCCCAGGAGATCGTGTCGCCCGACTCCAGGTAGCTGGAGTGGGAGTGCGAACTCGGGGCGAACGTCGTCGGCTTGGAGGTGATCGACGACCAGGTGTGCGAGTGGGTGGCCGGAGTGAAGGTGGTCGGCTTACCGGTGACCGAGTCCCAGGTGTGGGAGTGGGTGGCCGGGGTGAACGTCGTGGGCTTGTCGGTGATGTCGGCCCACAGGTGCGTGTGCGCGGCCGGGGCGAACGTGGCCGGCTTGTTGGTCAGCGTCGTCCAGTCGATCGCCTGCGTGATGTTGGTCCAGGCCGAGCCGCTCCAGAACTCCCACGTGGCAGTCGTGGTGTTGTAGCCGAGCCGGCCCGTACGCGGCGAGCTCGGGCGCGTGGCCGTGGTCCAGCCGCCCACCGTGTTGCCGACGAACTGACGGTCACCCGTGACGGACGCGGCGGAGATCGAGGTGACGTTGGCGCCCACTGCGACGGTGGCCAGCGACAGCTCGTAGATACCCGTGTCGGTCTGGGTGAGAGCGGGCGGAGTGGAGGAGCCGGCCGTGCCCGCCTTGACCACGAGAGTGATCGAGTTGGTCGCAGGGTCCAGCTTCAGGACCACGCGGTCCACGCGGGCCGTGGTGTTGGACGCGGTGACCGTCAGCGGTTCGATCGCCGTCGAGTAGATCGCGTGACCACGAACGATCGCGAAGCCGGAGTTGACCTTCACGGTCATGCCCGTGCCGTCCGCGTAGACAGACAGGCCAGTACTTCCGACGCTGTCCGCGACGCCGGTGGACTGGAACTCCCGGAAGAGACGGGAGTAGTCGGTCTCGGTGACAGCCTGGCTGTCGAAGGGATACGAAGTGATCGCCACTTGTGGGGCCTCCTTGGGTTACAGGACGAATGCGCCAGAGCAGCGGATCGTCTCGCCTACGTTCAGGCTGTACGTGTTCGTGGTTCGGACGGTGACATCGCCGGTCGCCTCGACGTCGCACTCGCCGTCCGCGTAGCCGGTGGAGTAGATCGCCGTCACCGTGCGGGCCGGGCGGTACCCGGCCGGGAGGTTGGCGATGACGACGTCGCCGAGGTTGTACGGGGCGGTCGTGCCCGCGTCGAACTTGGTGGTGATGGCCAGGTCGAAGCCGAACGAGCAGACCCCGTTGATCTTCCTGGCCTGGAAGTTGTTGACCGTGACGCCCGAGCCTGCGGTCAGGCCGGTCGTGATGACCGTGGGCGCCTCGACCGGGGGCGGGTAGAGCGACGCTCCCACTTGCACACTCCTTACGCGAGGCCGACCCAGAACCGGATCGGGTCACGGACGAGGTTGGCGATGGTGATGGTCGACGGCGCAGAGGTGGCCGACGTGGTGTAGCTCGCGTGGCGCCACACGGTGACGCCGTTACCCATCACGGACTGACAGGTCGACGCGCTCTCGTACCGGGCCAGGGCTGGGCCGTCCACGGGGGAGGCCGTGTAGTTGAAGCGCCAGAGGATGTAGTAGACGCCGGGCGCCAGGGTGACCGAGGACGTCAGCGGCGCGTTCGACCAGCCACCGCCGGTCGCGGACTGAATGGCCGGCTCGTAGGCCGCAGTGGACATGTCGCCGGTCGCGCCCTTCAGCGTTCCGGCCGTGTCGTAGATGCCGGCCCAGGAGCCGGTCAGCAGACCGCCCGAGTATCCGAACATGTGCCACACGATCTTCGAGATCGTCATGGACCGGTTGATGTAGACCGCGGTGAGCCGGCCGGAGCCGACGCCCGAGTAGTCGGAGCCGGAGTTGCAGTAGTCCGGGTCACCGGCCCACGCCTTCAGGCCCAGCGACTCGGGGGTGAAGTCGCTCGGGGGAGTCACCGCGTAGTCCGCACCGCTGGCCTCGCGAAAGCGCGGGACGCCTGCGGTGGTGTAGAGGATCGAGCCGGCCGGGTTCGAGTTCGGCAGCGTGGTCGCGTTGGCCTGCGCGATGACGGAGCCGGACGCACCACCGAAGGAACCGGACGAGCCGACCCGCAGGTTGGGGACGGTGCTCGTGCCGTTCGCGGTGACGGCGCCGGCCAGCGTCAGGTTGCCGCTCGCGTCCAGCGAGAACTGGTCCACGCCGTTCACGCGCATGACGGCGAGGCGGGCCGACTGCCCGGAGGGGGAGTCGGTGATGATCGGGTTCTGGGTGGCGTCGGTCGAGGTGACCGTGAAGCCCTTCGCCGCGGTGATCCTGCCCGACGTCGAGCCGTCCGCGTTGGACGGCAGGGCGTTGACGTCCGAGGCGGCCAGGACGACCGCGCCGGTCTTGGTGTTGACCGAGGTGACGGGAGCTGTGCCGCCTCCGGTGCCGACCTGGAAGACCGTGCCGTCCGCCTGCTTGATGTAGGGCAGGCCGGCCTTCGAGTACAGGAAGACGCCGCCCGTGGTGGTGGCGGGATCGGCAGTCAGGTCTCGCAGGCCGAGCGCGCCAGCCGAGGTGACCTGGGCGGTGCCGTGGTGCGTCGTCGTGCCGAAGGTGATCGTGCCGTCCGACCGCTTGGCGTGGATGACGGTCTTGTTGAACGTGCCGTCATCGTTGCGTGCCGACAGGCGGAAGTCGGAGCCGGCGCCCGTGCCGTCCTCGGCGACGTCGTCGACCTGGGCCTCCCAGCGGGAGACGCCCGTGCTCATCCACCGGTACACCCGGTAGTTCCCGGCCGCCTTGTCGATGCTCATGTACGTCGCGCTGAGCGTCGCGTTGGCCTTGCTCGGCAGCGACTCGACGACCTGGAACTTCTCAGCCCCGGACGCGGTCTGCACCCACAGCTTCCCGGCCTTCGAGTAGAGCTGCGCGCCCATGCTGGTAGTCG